GAAAGATTATATTCTGAGTATTATTGAACAGTATAGTTCGAGACTGCACAGTTGGGCATGGGACAAACGATGGAAACATCGAGACCATCAAAACTGGGTCAAGGGTTATCGTGAATGGAAGAAGAAGAAATGTCCTCACAATTAAATAAATATAAGGCCCGAAGTAAAGGGGGCAAGAGAAGAGTACAACCCCCTAAAGTAAAGACTCGGGAAGTGGGCCGCAAATGGGATGGTACGTCGCGCCCGGTCACCGATGATTATAGAAAGAACTGGAATGATATTTTTAAAAAAGAAAAAGAAGAGCAAGATGAGCACGGCTGGAGTGCCGATGTGGAGTTTGATCAAGCCCGATGAAAAGAGATTTAATTTTTGTGGGAATTTTTATTTTCCTATTAGCCATGTCCCTTATTTCATTAGGGATGGTCTATGTGGTGGGAACCTAAGATCATGAAGCATAACGACAAATATAACTATCACCATGGAACACGGTTCACGGACCATGGAACACGGATCTATGACATAGCCGGATTTAAATTGCCCAGCGTCACATCTATCCTTGCAAAAACGAAGGATCAAGAGTATTTACAGCGCTGGAAAAATAAGGTTGGTCATGAAGAAGCAGAACGAATTAAGAATCTTAGTAGCAAGCGTGGGACTTGTATGCACAAGTTCATTGAGAAACACATCACAGGAGAAGGTTATGAAGACCTTACGGAGATCGGTATCCAAGCTAAACCGATGGCTCAAAAGATTATCGAGATAGGACTCACTCCAGTTAATTATTATTACGGCTCAGAAGTTATGTTGCATTATCCTGGTCTATATGCAGGAGCAACTGATTTAGTGTGTGAACACAACGGCTTAGAAACCATTGCGGATTTCAAACAAGCAAATAAACCCAAGAGAGAAGAATGGATTGAAGATTACTATCTCCAGATAGCAGCCTATGCCATGGCGCATGATTATGTTTATCGATCCAACATTCAACAAGGCATTATAATGGTCTGTACTCCTGACCTATATTACCAAGAATTCAAGTTTTCCGGGGCTGATTTAAGGACCTGGAAACACAAGTTTTTAAAAAGATTAAGTCAATATTATGAACTCACAAGAGATTATAAAGAAGAACGACAAATAGATACAAATGAATTACTCAAAGAATTTGAAAAGGAGGCAAGCAAATGAGGGAAAGAGTCTACAAGACTATGGTCCAAAGATATACCAGTCAGATGGAGGATGCTCTATTAAAGATTGATATGTTATTGACTAGTGCAGGAGCTAATTCTGTAATGGTTGACCATGCAGATATCACAGGTGAGATAGACAAACACCTAAAAGTATGCGCCGAAGCTCAAGAAAAGCTGGCGATGCTCAAGCGATTTTACAGCACCAATTAAGTCTAGAATGTGGCAACAATGTGGCAACAATAAGGCAGAGATTTGCGACACCTGGGGTGTCGCAGAGGGGTCGCAAATGCCCTTTGCGACGTCGCAAAATTGTCCAAAATTCAGATGTTCTACTTTTGTCCGAAAATGCGACGTCGCAGCGACGGCCTTGCGACGGCCTTGCGACACCCCCCTAAATCGACTACTTGTGTTCTCTAACAACATTAATAGAGGATTTTGGGTTTTTTGCGACCCCAAAATGAAATTTTTGAGCGCGACACTAAAAAATAAATACTGTATATATAGGGGTCGCAAGTTTGAAATGTGGCAACAATAAGGCAAACAATGACAAAAAAACGTAAAAAATCTAAATACAAGCACTTAGTAATTAATAAGAAAAAGTTCTATTTTTATAAAATTAAGTGGATTGACATCACGGCAGATGGAGGGCATGCTACATCTGATGAGTTCGATAAGTTCGAATGCTCTAAGATGGTATCGTTTGCTTATATCTACAAACGTACTAAGAAATTCATTTGGACTTTTGCGAGCTATGACGAAAAGGATGAGGCTTATTCAGATAGGAATGTCTTCCCTACAGGGGTCATAACTGAACTCAAGAAATTAAATGTGGAATCTAAATAAAATATTTATATTTATAACTTTATTAATACTGATTGTTTTTTCTCACTACTTGGGTCTGTTGCTAACGTAGATGCTTTGGTCTTTCTTTTTTTGTTTGCTTTTGGTTTCTTTGTTGGTGTGGGTAGCGTTTCATTGGGAGTGACATTTAAAATTGGTGCATAATCGTCTAAAATTTGTTTCATTTTGTTTTCTAGCTCTAGCTCTGACATATCTTCTAGTTTCCCATGTTTTATTATTTTTCTGTCTATGTATAATCCTGCTGCCTTTCCTCGATTTGCTTCAGCGTTTACAGCAGAGGAGAAAGAGCCTTTCTTCAAAGCAGCTTCTCTAAGTCTAGCGAGTTCAGCTATGTGTCCTTCATAAGATACTTCAAACTTCTTAAGTCTTTCTTCTTTTAGTTTTCCTACATACTGGGCCACTAATGGACTGAGTCTAGGATTCATAAGTTCTGATCCTTCTTGGCGTGCTCTCTTAGCTGAATATCCAGCAGATGCGGCAGCTTCAGTTTGAGTCATAGGTCCATCAGGTCCCCCGAATACTACGTACTCGGCGAATCTCATTTGCATTTCTGTTAATCTTTTTGGAACTCCCATAGTTGACAATTTAAGGTAACTGTCATATAAAGTCAATGATGAATGCAGAAATTAAAAAGTTTGAACCACATAAGCAATTAAGACTTGATAATATTAATTTACGTAATGAGTTGGCAGAAGCCAACGTATTATTGACTGGTAATAAAGCTATCGTTGAAGATCTAGTTAGAGATAACTTTGAACTCAAAGACAAGAAAGATGAAGCTGAGTTAGCATTAGCAAATGCATTAGGGGAAGACCCAAGACAGAAGGAAGCAGATGCCAGGATGATGGAGAAGTTAGAACGTATTCAAGAGTTAGAAATGATTAATGAATCTCACCAGAAAACGAATGGAAATTTACAAAAAAGCTTGACCGAGAGGGAGCAGGAGAATATAGAACTACACGCAGACAATAAAAAATTAGCAAAACAGATTGATGATTATGTCAACAAGCTAAGAGAGGCTGGCGTAATATGAGAGTTAGAGAACTAATGAATTACATGACAGAGTTTATGGATAACAAAGGCAAGGTCGGAACAGGACTTGGAGACGCCTCAGTATTCATTCAAGTCGGTGGACATTTAGAAGAACTAACAAAAATAGAAGTGCAAGAGAGTACAATCATTGGTGCAAACTCAATGAGATTAGTTTTTAAACCCTCGACAGCTAGAAGAATTATAGCTCCAACTAAGTTAAATATATAGACAAGAGTTACTTTGAAAAATGCAGTTAAACCTGAGCGAAAATTGTGGCAAGATCTTAAGAAAAATACATGCTCCATCCAGTGGATTCGTATGGAAAACCTTAGCGTACTCGGTTGCCCTGATCTATTGGGGTATAATGATTCTGGCCACTATTTCACTGTTGAATTAAAAGTCACGCGAGGGAACAAAGTTAGATTTTCTCCTCACCAAATTTCATTTCATAAGACACGTCCGAAGAATACCTTCATCCTTGTCAGGGCCCTTGGTCAAAGGTCCCTGAAACTTGTTCCAGGGAACAAGATCCAAGAGCTTGTAGCTATGGGCCATGGCCCATGGTCCTCTACCAATTGGATTGAAATTCAAAAAACTTTTGAGCTTGTAGCTTGACGCTTGACGCTTGATGCTTGGCGCTTGGGGCTTGGGGCTTGTTGCTTGGAGCTTGGTCCTTGGATCCTGAACCATGAACTGGTTCGGGTTTGGTTAGTGCTTGTCATAGATTACTCTCTTCACGTCCCGGTCCCAGCAATGCCTGCAGCTCTGGCAGCTGTTGCCCTGTTTGGGGGCCGGGCAATGTTTAACTGTTGCGCCATAGATTGGCGCGTCGTGTGTATGTACACCTGACGTGTAGGGCCAGCTCTTCACCGGCGTGGACTGGTCGATCATATGATCGGATATAACTATTTTTAAATTTGATGGAACTATGGCAGGATCCATGAGTCGTGTATACTTAACCTCGCGCGTTGGTAGCCAGTGTTGGACCTGTGGCGTCTGGTTGCATACTTCCATGATGTTCTTAAGATGCCAGGCGCCCTGAAGGTCGCCGGCGTCGTGCCATCTAAAATATTTTTGTCTCTTGATTTGAGTCACCATGGCCGGTATCCATTGCGGGTC